ACGAATCTTCATTTCGCCGTTCTTGTTGATAGGGTCAAAGTTACCCTTGCTGTAACCGCTAACAGACATATTTACTTTGTCTACGCCATTACCAGGTTTAACTACCGCATCTTTAACATTTTTCATTTTTTTACCGTCCATAGTGTGTGGCTCAGCATACACAGAAGCTGGGCCTACTTCTTTCCCGCCTTTTTTCATGCTGTAAGCCATGATTAACCTCGCTTCTGAGCAGCGACTTTAGCTAAGCCACGACCCATGGTTTTCATGTCGATATTACGCTTGCCGCCTTTAGAGCCGCTATGTTTTGGACCGTTTTCAATACCTACTGATGGACCTGAATTGCCAAGGTTACGACCTTCTGTTTTACCTTTTTTAGCAATGCCATCTGCGCCTGATTTATAACCCATGATTTACTCCTAATTAGTTGTTACCGTTACTGTACCAAGTTGTCCCTGCCCTAGCAAGGTATTTGGCGTTAATCCGTTATCGTTTAGCCTAGGCCCCCCAACAGGGTTCCAGTTCCATTGAATAACTCTACTACCATCAGACGGAAAACCTATACCTAATTGGCTAGTGCTATCTGTCAAAAGTTCTTGCAAACCTGTCTGTCCTGACTGTAAATAAGATACATCTGGTCTTGGTTCTCTAACTGCCTGTGGGTCATTCACAGGGTACATACCCAACTGCAATTGCGGATGGTCAGGGTCCCAGCAAGACTTACACACCTTAATTTTATAAGGCTTAGTCTTGACTGTTTGTGTACGCAATTCCTTCAGCATGTACCGCTGGTCACAACGGTCACATTGAGCAATTGCATACTTACCGGATGCAAATTGATTAGGCATTATCTATAGTAAAACATGTTTCTCGGTACAAAACGTACCGGGGCTTTATCTCGGTCTTCAGAAGACGCCAAATCCCACTGCTCTTCATAAGCTGCTTTTAACATCATAATTCTGTCTGGTGGAACTTCTGGTTTCTTCATACTTAAATAATAGGCAAGACCAGCTGTAGCTGCAGGGATTAAACGGAATGGCATATCCTGCTCATAAGTACCCCCTTCGCCTGCATCTTGCATACGGCGTAAACGGTAGTACACGAATACATACTGGTCGCCAGGAGGATTAGGAGTAGGCCATACGTTAATACACGGAAGATTCTGCCTAGTAATTGCAGCACCAGTTAGATGCGCACTTGCTGTTGTACCATTCTGCCCACGGTAGCAGTTTACTAATTGATTACCAGTAATATTTGCGTAACCAATCGTTTCAGAATCAATCTTAATAAACCCAGTAGTAGCAAGCCCCAAGGTTGAACTAAGAGTAATAGTTGTATCTGTAGCACTAATCCCGCCGTTTAATGTAAGGGCGGTCGCGTTATCCATGCCAGATTGACGGTTCACGTAGACTTGAATTGGTCTACCTGTAGTTAATTTATTTGGAATCGACATATAAGTCGGTTCAGCAATACGGCTGATATTAATATCAATCTGATTTGAGTTTACAGCTGCGTTAGTACGGATAACCATATCCATCAAATCAACTGTATCTGTTGGTAGCGGATAAAGTCCTTGCCCCGTAGCCATAGGGATTTGACCCTGCTCTACTGTCCAAAGGTTAATACCGCGGTTTGACCATTCAATTAAAAGAAGGTTCATTGAACGACGGGCAGTTCTTAAGTCGTAACCTGAACGGATTTCAATCCCGCAACGTTCGTATGCTTCTTCAGCAAGGTCACGGAACTCTAAATTAAATGCTGTAGAGCCACTAGTTGTCATTTTTTAACCTTTGTTGTCTTTACTGTTGGTGTTTTAGCCACTGGCTTGCGCGTAGTAGTTTTCTTAACAACCTTTTTAACAACCCTTTTAACCGGTTTTTTAGGGACAATAATGGGCTCAACTGGCTTTAATTGTTCCGGTGCATTGAACATTGAAAGAAGTTTAGCTAGTAGAGCTTTCATTTGACCTTCCGATATGGTTTTACTTTCTTTTTAACCTTTTCAGGCTGTGCTACAAACTGCTTTCCAGCAGCTTTTCCTGCTCGTTTTGCTTTGGTTGTAGCTGCATATTCAGCAGGTGACAACGCTTTAATTGCTTTTTCTGGCAAGTATCGTTCTCCAGTGTCACTTGAACGCTTCCCAGACTTAGTTGTCCACTTCTGAGCGGTCCAGGACTTAAGAGAGCGCTGACTTTTTGCAAGGCCACTCACTTACTTATACCCGCCGCCAGAAGCTTTGTACTTCTTGGCTAATAGTTGGGCCTTACGAGCGCTCCATTGACCCGCCGCAGTACCTTGAACAGCCGAATTTTTAATCTGGTTGAACAATGCTTTGCGTTTGCCTGGTTGAGTGTAATTACCCGCAGCATTAACCTTAGATACTTTACCGCCTTCAGCGTATTGCGTGAAGTCAGTATCGTCCCGTCTGGCTTTCTTCTTGCCAGTAGGCATTTTGCTTGGATTTATTGCACCCATACCACGACTTGGTCTCATATTTAAGCCCTCGTTTTCCCACGAATAGCACAGCCATCAGCTCGAGCAGAAGCTGAACCACCTTTAGCCATTTTCTTTATCTCTGGCTTAGGTTGTTCTTTTGCTTCTTCCCGGCGCTTTTTAGACTCTTCACGAGTCTCGCCACCCAAAGCTTCATTAGCAACTTCTACAGGATTCGCTAGACCTTTCTTGTCTAGATAATCACTAGCTTTGTCGCTTAGGTCTTTTAGGGCTTTCATTAGCAAGCTCCGCCAGATTTCATAGAAATCATTTTGCCTTTAGTATGACCTTTAGATACACAGCCATCAGCACGTGTTACGCCACCCTTGGCCATCTTGTGCATACGCTTCTCGTGGCCTTTAACAGCCTTTTCAGCTTCAGCTTTCATCATTGGTTTGTCTTTTGCAATATCTGAATGTTTCATTCCGCCACTCCTAAATTTTTTGCCTTTATCGGCTTGGTTAAATTCCTTGGCAACATCTTGAGATATGCCAACTTTTTTAGCAAACGCAGGTGAATGGGCTGCGGCTGCCATAAAATTACGTTGTTTTTTACTTGTGCTCGGCATTATTTTTGCCCCCAGTAACCGGCAACAAAACCGGCAACGCCTGTTATAAAACTAACCGCTCCACCTATAGCCATCAAGGTTTTCCAACCACCTTTAGCTTCAGACAAAGTTCTGTTAATTTCAGCAAGGGATTTTTTAATTTCTTCCATGTCGCTAACAAGCTTATCCATATCATCCTGTAGATGCTTGATGTCGCTAGCGTGAGTTGCTAATTCTCTGACCACTTCTTCACTCATTTAACACTTCCATCTTTTTAAAGAGGCTGCCTTACGAGTCGGCTTGCCGTTTTCATCTTTCATAGGACCAGGCATACCAGACATACGTGCGCAGAATGACTTCTTACGTGGACCACCTTCAGGCTGTGGAGCCTTTAGATTAGACCCTGTAGCCTTGTTATACTTGGCACGACCTTTAGCGGTAAGACCTGCCCCTTTCGAGACAGGTAGCTTCTCACCACGACCTACTGCGAGGGAGACGCCTTTTTTCTTAGCCATAGTAAATTTGTGCTGAGTCAATGCCGTCCATATAGGCGTAAATTCCGTTTACTGCTAGTACGCCTTCACCTGGAACGATAGGAGCATTTTGGTACTCGTCTGTTGCCTGAGTTTCATAAGTCATTAACCAACGATTTGCGCCACTAACATAGATTGCTGTTGCAGTATTAGCCACAGTTCCACTGTTAATATCAGTTAATGTAAATGTATTTGCGGTAAGTCTAGTAATAGGGTAATTACCATCCGTTGCTCCTACACCACTAGCCAAATTAAAATGAATACCTACAACATCACCGGTATTTAATCCGTGAGCAGTTTTAGTTACTGTTACTAAAGTCCCTGCTCGCTCATAAGTAACGCTGGCGGTAACTGGAGCTGTAGTTGTATCAAACAATACTAAATCCCCACCGGCACCAAAAAACGAAACGCCTTTGACACGGTTGCGTCCAAGAACAAAGAAACCACTTTGATTTAAGTGACCTTGTTTTACGTCATATTGCATACCCATAATTAATCTCCTAAATTGTTAAGTGGGGCCGAAGCCCCTAGATTAATTAAGCTGTCAAGTTACGAGCTTGCAAGTAAAGTACAGTAACAGTTGCTGCACCAGTAGTGCCGTCGCCGTCAGTAGCAGTAAATGTAGCAATAACTTGAACGTCTGTTGAGCCAACGTCAGTTGCTTCTGTATCCAAAGTACCACGAGTAGTAGCTAAAGACTTAACAGAAGTTGATGGGATAAAAGCGTTTGTGTCGCCTGAAACACCAACAACAACCGCAGCTGCGTTTGTGTCATTGCTTACTGTAGTCACGTTAAGGATAACGTCAACGATTTGTGAATTTGCAGGGATAGTAGCCACTGTTGTAGTTGCTGATGCGCCAATGATGTCGATAACAGCTGATTGACCCATTACCACATAACCTACGTTAGCTACGTCTGTGCCTACGGTTGTACCTGTTGTGTTAGGAATATTACCAGCCTTGACTGGACCTGAAAAAGTAGTTGTACCCATTTTGAATCTCCATACAGAGTTAAGCTTATCAGTCTTGTATGCGTCTGCCGGGGCAGTCTAATAAGCCGGTTAATCCCGGTTTTCCTAATATTACTCTATTTTAAATAAGTTGCAACTATTTTTAAAACAAAAAAGGGACCCGAAGGCCCCTCTTTCTACACTTGGCGTATTAAGCACCTGGTGAGCCGAACATACCCAATGGGTCTGACCAACCGAATGAATAACGCTCACGAGCCTTGTAACGTACGTTACCAGTATCGAAGTCGCCGTCCATAGAGTTTTGC